GTGGACAAAGAAATCGGTGACGAAATCTTTAAACAACAAGTGAAACTGTCTGAACAAGGACTTAAGCAATTTGGTTACACAGATGAGGAGGATGATGAGGTTGTGGTGTATGAACCTATCCCTTGTCAAACACTTTACTGTGGGGAAGATATGGTTGGCGCGTTTGGTCGCGTCGCCGAGGAGACGATTTTGACTGCATTCCATGTGTTGGATGATGAAGTTAAGACTGTGGTCGATGACGTAGTTATCTACACTTTTGGAGTGGGTCACCCAGCGAATAAGGTGGATTTTGTTCTTACCTTTTATGATGAACGACATGATTATGCGTTCTTGAAACATCATTTTAAATGTGGTGTCGCTGGTCCAATTTACCCAATGCATACTGGCACTTCCGGTGGTCGTGTCAAAATTGATTTGAAAGGTATGAGTTACAAGAAGGATTTATACCCTGTGAAAGAAACTCAGTTTTATGCTATGGGTGATTGTAAGTTAGAGCCTGGTTGCTCTGGTGTTTTAGCCACTATCGACAAAAAGACTGTGGCCGTTTTTCTTGGTATGCAAGAAGCTGAAAAAGTAGGCATTTTTGTTCAACCTAGACGTCCCGATGGAATGGGAGTGCTTGTCCAACATGTTGTAGGCTTAGCAAAGAAAGAAGTATTTGTAAGCTACACCATGTATGGTAAGGGTAAGAACAAACAAAAACGAAGACACAGAGCATTACAAGCTGGACGTGTCTCTCAAGCCGAGTATGAGGCTGTGTCTCGTGCTTTTTATGAAGGTACTGGACGTTGGGCCACTTGGCAAGAGATGGAAGAACTTCTTGAAGAGTTCGCTGATGAGCGAGACTACTATGAGGAAGAGGAGGAGGATCATGTCTCTCTTCTTTCTGCAGATTATAGTGATGACTATGATGATGATTTCGCCGCTGAGGTTGGTGATTTCTGGCAAAATGCTGAAGCCGAGGATCGTGAAGATGCCCGTTTGGCTCAACGTTTTGACATTGCTGGTGGTAGATATGCTGGTAACGATCCATTCTTTACACCTTATGGTAAGAAGAAAGGTGAGGTTGTCGGCACGGACAAAGTTGTTTTGACTGAAACGACTGATGATAAAGCTTTGGCTAAAGTTGTGAAGGAAACGCTGAGTGCGAATCCTTTTGATGATGACGATATAGTCGATGCTGCCTATGCTGCTAAACCTGAAGCTATTAAAGTGGATGGTGTCGCAGATTGGATTGACTCTGCTTTCGCTGACATGGCGGTGGAACCCTCTGTCACGGATAGGGATTTAGCGATTGCTGCAGAGAATAAAAGAAAATTGGAGTCCGATGCGAAGAAGACTCTAACCGCTGAAGAGCAGGATAGACTCGATTTTGAGGCTTGGAAAAGATCAAAATTGTTGCCTGCTAAGAAAGCCACTTTTGCGGAGGTGGTGGCAACCCCTGATGACCTTAAAGGTAAGGCTGAACGTTTAGTAGCACAGATGGCTGCTCGACCTGACGCCCCTGGAAAAGCTTTTAAAGCATTTAGTGCTAATGAAGCTAATGAGAAGTTACGTGCACAGATTCGTGCCATTGAGGATACTGGTATCCGACTCAATTATGTGGTCGCTTTGACTGCTGATGAGGCTTAAGTACCCACCTAACGAACATGTATTCCACATCTTACAAAAACAATTGAAAGCCCTCCGCACACGTGAGAACGTTATTAATATCGAAAAGCAACGACGAGAAACAGCACAAAAGGAGATTAAACGTGCTCAAAAGCTTCTTGAAACTAGAAATGCAGAAATTGCTGCTTTGGTTGAGAAGTTGGAAGAACTGAAGAAAACCACAGGGGGTGAGGATTTCTAAGGGAGGCAGCTTACTTGATAGGAGCTGCGTTGTCGTTCAATCCTTTCTATAAAAATGGTAGAATTCGCTCTTATGGTGAGCGAGGCAAAGTTGATGAGAACATAGACTTTGTTGGGTATGCTGCCAATACGAATTATTCTTCTTCTTCTGTTTTGCCCGATGATTTCGAGACTTTCTCTTATGAGTTCCCTGAACTTAAGGATTATAAGTTACCGAGTCATCATCCTGAAGATGTGTTATCTGCTCTTAAGCAGCTCACTGGAAAAATTCGTTTTGAGAATTATGACGCTGAGTATCATTTGCGCGTGGCGAATGAGATCTTATGCAATGTCACACCAATTTCTCCGTTCCCTTCTTGGTTTCTACAAGGTGTACCAACTTTTGAGGATTTTGTCAATATTGTTGATAACCTCGACAAGACTAAGCATCCTGGTTTTCCGGGGTGTACGCTTGGATCTACTAAAGGTCAAGTTGTTGATGAACATTACTATGATTTGTATCAGGCTGTTTGTTACAGGGTTATGGCTTTGACGGTTGTCGGCCCTTACTGTAAGACGCCTTACGATTTTTATGCCACTTTTTGCTCTGATGTAAGTTGTGTTTCTATTAAAGAGGAACCAATTAAACAAAGTAAAATTGGTCGTATTATCATAGCTAGTTCGGTTGTAACTCAAATTGTCGAAAGTTTGCTTTATGACCCCTTTGATGAGACTTTTAAGGCATCGGTTTATGAGAGCTATTCAGCTATTGGTGTAGGTTTCACCCATCGTGACAGTGAGCTATTGCATGCTTCGCTCGATGGAGTGGATAAGGTTTGTTCTGATGTGCCATTCTTTGATGGGAGTGTCACGTTGTTAGAGGGATGTAAGAATGTTGAAACTGTGATCCATTCTTATACTGGTCGTGGAAAAGTAAAATTGAAAGAAAGTGTCACTAACATGATGTTTTCATTGGAGAGGAGTTTCTTCAATAAGTTTTACCTTATCCCTGATGGTAGAGTTTTTGTTCAAGTTGTGCCTGGTCATCAGTCGACGGGCCGCAATGAGACAGCAAACTTTAATACTATGACGAGGGCTCGTCGTAGTTTCGCAGCTTCGAGTTTTATCAATTTGGATTTAGGCTTGGAGCATGTTACCATTCCCCTATGTGCCGGAGATGATAGTAATGAGAGCTATCATGAACAGTTGGATTATGCTTATGATGTATTGAAGTTTCCTTTGAGAGATGTGAAACGCATTGATGTGCCGGAATTTTGCAGTCATACTTGGCCAGTTGGTGAGAAACCTATTGGTCAACGTGTTGTGAAATCTCTGTTCAAGTTGATATCTAAACAGCCTTTTGAAAGACCAGCCTTTCTTTCTTTTGTCGAAGAGTATTCGAATAATCCCTCTTTTCCAGCATATTTAAACTTAATCTCTGAGCTCCGGTTGGAGATGAATTCGATCATGTTAGATATTGAATTTCCAAGCTACGTTCCCTATAAAAGAAAACGTAGAATTATCGGTCCTCTTACACTTGTCCAGGCGAATAGACAAGCTGCTAGAAAGACCAAGAAGAAAAGTGCTCCCAAGAAAAAGAAGACCATGGTTAGATTTAATCCAGGACCCGTGGCTCAATCTGTTTGTTCGATTACTGATCCCTTTTGTACCTCAGCGCAAAACGCTAAGATTCCTGGTACAAATTCCACACGTACGATGACATTTCCTTGTCGTTTCCGTGGAAGTATGACAACAAACTCTAGTGGAGTTAACGCTTTTCTTATTTTGCCCGGCTTTAGCTATGTTAATGCGATAGCAGCGACTATTACTGCAGGAGTTGTGACTTTTACTACAATCGTTGCAAACCCAGCCACTGGTGGTTTTACCCCAAGTGGTTATCGTATTAATTCTATGGGTATTCGTTTTAAAAACATTGCTCCCCCACTTACGGCTAGTGGGATTGTTCGTATCAGAGGTTTGAGTGCTCTGAACGGTACAGCTTTGACGTCTATTGACACCAACAACTTTAATGTGGATTTTCATGATGATATTCCACTTCAAGATTGCAAGGATACTTGTATCATTTTGAGAAAATATGGAGAGCAGTCCGAGTTTTTCCAACTCCCTGCTGCAACAAACCCATCTGCTAATGTAACTGATTACATAACACCCTTCATGGGACCAGTTTTGGTATCCCTCGAGGGACCTGTTAGCACGGCTTGTTTGGAATTCCAATATTTTATCAATTATGAGTTGACATTCCAGGATGGAGATGCTATGAATTTGGTGGCCACCCCACCAGCTAGCAGTATGTCATCTGGTCTTCTTAATAGAGCCAGCAAGTACATTGGTGAAAAGATGGATCCAATTGTTCAAGGTGGAGTTAAGATCGTTGAGAAAACGGTGATGAATATGGCTATGGGGTATGTTGCTAGAGCCTTTGGTGGTGTAGCTGGCGGTTATGCTGGTGGTCCTCAAGGTGCGATAGCTGGCAGTGCTGGTGCAGGGATGATCATGGATCGCTATCTAGGTGATGTTGATTGACGGTGGCAATTTTCCCAGTTTTGGAATAAACTGGGTGGCTTAAAAAGAAAATTGCTTGTAAAAATAATAAAATTAAAAATACTTAAAAATAAAAATGGTGAAAGAATTTTGCGTAACTTAAATGAGATG